GAAGATGTGGTGCGCGGACAGTGGAGTCCTGCCGGCGTCGATGCGTCGTTCATGACGACGACACAGACCGATGGCAAACTCGTGGCGCAGCGTGAGGAGCTGGAAGGTGGCGCGTCTGGCAAGGCTGTCGTCGGAGCACGAGCCAAGATGCTGCGCGGCTACAACTACGCTGCCGTCCCCATTAGTGGCGACAAGGTCACGCGAGCGAAGCCATTCAGAGCACAGTGCGAGGCTGGCAACGTGCGCCTCGTGCGCGGAGACTGGAACAAAGCATACATCGACGAACTATGCAGCTTCCCAGTCGGCAAACACGATGATCAGGTTGACGCCTCGAGCTGCGCGTTCAACGCAGTGCTGCTCGAGCCCAGGCCGATCAACAGCGCGACGTGGGGACGATAAATGGCGACACTCAGAGCACTCATTTCGCCGTTGATGCAACGCTGGAACCTGGCGAACCTGGCTGGGGTGACGTTCGGCGACAAGCGTGACTTGTACGCCGCACTCGGATACCGGCGACAGCTTGTCCCGTCTGACTACCGCGCACGCTACCTGCGCAACGGCATTGCGGCTCGCATCATCGACGTGCTGCCCCAGGAGACCTGGCGTGGCGGCGGTGAGCTCGTTGAGGACGAAGACCCCGAAACGATCACAGAGCTGGAAGAGGCGTGGGATGCACTGGAACAGCGCCTGTCGATGTGGTCTGCTTTCCAGCGCGCAGACATCCTGGCTGGCCTCGGTCGGTATTCTGTGCTCCTCATCGGTGCTCCGGGTGAGATGAGCGATCCGCTGCCGCGTGGCACTGGGCAGGAGGATGTGCTCTATGTCACTCCGTTTGCCGAGGAGGATGCGCTCATTGACACCCTGGTCACTGACACAACCAATCCTCGGTTTGGCCTCCCAGAGTTCTACCAGCTCAAGCGCACCTACAATTCGATCCAGACACCCGCGCAGCAGTTCGGTCGTGGCGTGCACTGGACACGTGTCCTCCACATCAGCGACGGCAACCTGGATGACATGGTGTATGGCATTCCCAGGCTCGAGCGAGTGTGGAACCTGTTGGATGACTTGGAGAAGGTGACGGGGGCAGGTGCGGAGGCATTTTGGCTTCGGGCCCATCAAGGCTATCAGTTCGATCTTGACAAGGAGCTGGAGCTCACGCCAGAGGCGGAGGCGGCACTCAAGGACGAGACTGACGAGTTTGCGCACGGACTCAAGCGCATGGTGCGCACCCGTGGCGTGAAGATGACGACGCTGGGCTCGGATGTCGCGGACTTCAAGGGACCAGCCGGAGCGATCCTGGAGCAGATCAGCGCCGCCATCGGCATCCCGCAGCGAGTGCTGCTCGGATCAGAGCGGGGTGAGCTGGCCTCGTCGCAGGATCAGTCGTCGTGGGACGATCAGATCCACGACCGCCGTGAGGCATTCGCTGCGCCACGCATCGTGCGTCCCTTCGTGGCGCGGTTGGCGGAGTTCGGCTACCTCCCACAAGTCGATGAGTACGAGGTGCGGTGGCCCGAGATCAAGAACGTGGACGAGGCACAGCGCGTGGACATGGCGCAGAAGTTGGCGACCATGAACAAGTCCATGGGGGCCATCGTCATCACACCCGACGAGATCCGTGACCGCGTGCTCGAGCTGCCTCCGTTGGCCGATGTAGACACGGAGATGGAGCCGCTGCCAAGCGACGTGGCGCAGCAGGAGTTCCAACGCGAGTCGTTGGAGGCGAGGACAGAGCTAGCAAGATCGCGTCCCCAAGTCGTGCCATACTCGCAGCCTAAAGCGGCTGAGAGCAAAAAAAAAAAGCGCACTTCTCTGGGAGGCGACACACGTCATCGCCGATTCGCATCGTGAGAGGGTGAAGCGAGCGGTGCTCAACGCACTGCTAACGGACAAGAACACTGTGGTAGACGAAGCAACAGCACTCCAGGCGGCCAACTCGGCCAAGGCGCATCTCAATGAGGTGATGCCTGTTCTGTTGCTGCGTGTGCTCGCGGCCACCGGCGATGCGGCGGCACGCACGTTCAACGTGTCGAACGTGCGCACTGCGGAGCTGATGGCGCTGAAGCGGCCACCGAAGACCAAGTTCAAGATGGAGTTCGTGGCGGCGAACCCACAGGCAGTGGCGTGGGCGCAGTCCTACAGCTACGAACTCATCCAGGGCATCACCGCCGAGACCGCAGCTGCGATCGCTGTGGTTATCGCAGACAGCTACACCGAGGGTCGCACGGTTGTTGAGATCGGCAAGATCCTCCGCAAGACCATCGGCCTCAACGTCAACCAGACCAAGCGTGTCCTGCGCATGCGGGCGGAGATGATTGCCCGAGGGTGGCTCCAGGACAAGATCGACAGGGAGGTTGACAAGCTCACCGCCAAGCTCATCCGGGAGCGTGCCCTGACCATCGCGCACACGGAGACGATGCGCGCGAGCAACAAGGGAATCAAGATGCTCTGGGCCCAGGCCCAGGCCAAGGGTCTGCTCACGGGCCACGAGAAGCAGCAGTGGGTGTTCACTGAGGACGAGAAGGCATGCGAGCAGTGTGAGGAGCTGGACGGCACCGTCGTTGAGATGGAGGGTGAGTTTGCTCCGGGTGTGACCGAGCCTCCAGCTCATCCCAATTGCCGCTGCCGAGTGGCGCTCGTGCTGCCTGAAGTGCCGCAGTGGATGATCGACGAGGAACTCGCCAAGCGTCAGCCCAAGGTTGAAGTCGAACCTGTCGAGGAAGTCGTGGCGGCGGCAGAGCAGCGTGATGCGGCGTTCGATGAGACGCTGCGCGAGCGTGTTCCGGCTGGCTCACCCGACGGCGGACAGTGGACGAGTGGTGACTCGGCTGCGGTGGCGGAGATCGACCCTGGCACCTTGCCTCCCGGACTCCAGAAGTGGATCAAGGAGCGGCAGGAAAAGGGTGAGAAGATTGGCCCTCCCAAGGGTCAGCTGCCTCCGGGGTTGCAGAAGTGGAAGGCGGAGCAGGAGCGGCTCAAGCAGGAGAAGCTCCAACAGCAGCAACAGCCACAGAAGCCAGAGCCTCCGCAGCAACAGCAGCAGGAACAGCAGCCTCCGCAGTATCCGACGGCACCGGATCGCGGTAACAGCAACGATCCTAAGGTTTCTGAGGCTCGGTTGGTCGCGAACGACATCGCGGACAAGATGGGCTTTGAGCGCGATCGCATCGACATTGTCAACGATGCGACCGGATACCGCTTCAACCTGGACGGGCGTGAATCGACTGCTGCCGGGCATTTCGAGCCTAGCACTGGCATGGTTCAGATCAACGTCGCGCACTGTAGCTCCAGCGCGTTGGCTGGCGTCGTCATCCACGAGATCGCGCACGCGCAGTTCGCTGGTGCGGAGCGCACGCTCAATGACGAAACGTGGCAGATCTCAAAGCTGGCTGACCGCGGAACCAAGTCGGATGGCCAATACGGGGTGCGCAACCCACACTTCACCCAATACGGACAGGTAAAGGTGGCGTATCGCTCGGACTATCTCCAAAATCACCCCACGGTTGCTGCGTGGCACGAGGCTGGGATTGCCGTAGGCATCCTGAATACCAAGTCCGATGTGGCTGGCCTCATCCGCGATGATGGGGTCTCACAGTATTCGGAGCGGTGGTGGAACGCGGTCAAGGCGGAGGTGGCCTCGGGCAAGTACACCAACAGCGAGCCGCCCACGCTGCGTTCGGCGATCAACGAGACGCTGGCAGAAGCAGCCCGGATCATGGGTGGTCGCACGTGGATCTTTGATAAGAGCAAGTCCCAGGTGGCCAACAGCCGCTTCGGGCGCATGCGCTCGGCAGTCCTTCGTGCCTACAACGCACGCGACAAGCATGCGGAGGCAGCGCACTACACCTACATGGCGCAGAATTTCGCTGATAAGTCCATCATCTTGCGCTCTCAGGGGAAGCCGTAATGCTGACTCCTGCATCGGTAGTGATCGACGGTCGTCCCGCACGCGCAGTCTACATGACTGCCGATGGGGCGGTGTGTGATCTTGCCGACGCATACATGGCTTACATCACGTTCGATGATGGCGGGCACATGATTTCGGTGTTTGATCGTCCAACTCCGACCACGAGGAATGCGGCGGAGTGGGACGAAACCCAGCACCCGCGTGAACCTGCTGGCTCCGACGAGGGTGGGCAGTTCACGAGTGATGGCGGCGGTGATCGTTCGACCTGGCTCGACCCTAGCGCGTCTGAGCTGTCTGAGGCAGATCAGGCACGGTTGAAGGCGATGGGTGTGCCTCCTGGCTGGACTGAGGTGCG